CAGCTGTGAACTGTCCTTTACCACCACCGGCATTGTTTACTGCGCTTACTACTGCTTTGTTAAGACCTGAACCATCGTTTTGAACAACTACAATAGTTTGTCCTACTCTGATTACTTGCTCAGCAGTCGCTGGGTCGATTGCATCGTTTACCTGAAATACAGCTTGGTCAGCAGCTCCTGCTGCTGCAGTACCTACGCTTGTATATTTCGTGTGTAACCTACCTTGCTCTGCCCATTTGATAAGGTCTGAGTTTGTAGGCATTTCCGCTCCTACCATTCTTAAGAATGAAGAAATCGTTCTATTACCGTATCTTTCAAATTCTTTTTCATACGTATCTGGTAGATACTGATTTAAGAAATCAAAATTTACAATATAGTTTTGGGCTGTTGGAGTTCTTTCTGAACTCGGAGTCAACGCGAATGTTGGCGTTGCTTTTACTTGTCCTGCCATGTTATATTATTTTTAAATTATTATTACGTTTTTTTAATACTCTTAATTCGCAGTCCTTTGCTCGAAGGCTGAGAAACTGCTTTCACTTGAAAACCTGATTTGACAGAAACCTCTGGCGCACTACGCTCACTCATATTTATATTTTTAGTTTTACGTATTACATCATCTGTTGCTGTTGATTGGCCTTGTTCATAAAAGAACTGAGCAAATCTTTCAGGGTTCATTGCGATAGCTAAAGCACGATGGTATCCTTCTGCGTCTTTCATAAAACCCTTAGTGTCCAAATATTTATTAATAAAATTTAATGGACTTTCTTGAGCTTTTTTAAGTTCAGAAGCACTACCTGGCGAATAAACAACATCTTTATCTCCTACATTGAATTTAAAACCTTTAAACTCGGAGCTGAATACTTCATCACTTTTTTTGATAAACCATTCACGTTTTTGAGATGCATCATCTTGTTGTGTTTTAGCTGACTCTAAATATTGCCTATATTCTATTAGTTCATCGTTATTTACAGAGGCAGAACTTTCCCTTGACTCAAGGGGCTGTTTGTATTGTTCCTGTTGTTGACGTAAAAACTTTTTAGCTTTAGCAATCTCTTTTTTCTTTGCTAGTTTTATTTTCTTAATTTCAGTTGGTTCATGTATATCTTCATCAATACTAAACTCATCCATCATATCATCTATGTCTTCAGGGTCTAAACCATCTTCAGTTATTGTATAATACTCTCTTAGCAAAGCATCTGGACTTAAATCAGAATAATCTTTTTGCAATTTTGCAAAATCATTAAAACCACGTCCAGTTTCTTTTTTATACTTAAGGTAAGCGGCAACGTCTTCGGGAAGCGGTTCGCTTTCCTCACGCTTGCTAACTAATTCGTCAATAGAATTAATTTCCTTACCGTATCTTTTTCCAATATATGAAAGAACTTCATTTTCATCCAGCTCTTTTACTTCTGGAGTTTCTTCTACTTCAGGGGAAGTTTGCTGTTCTACTTTTTCTTCTCCTGTTGTTTCTTCTGTAGATGGTTCTTCAACTACCTCTACATTATCTTGCCCAGTCTCTGACTGTTGCTTCTCCTCATGCTTGTCAAGGAGTTCTTGTTCTATTTCTTGAGACGACTTTTCTTCAGCCGACACTTCTCTTACTTTGATATTCATTTGATTTAATTTAATTTAGTTGCAAAGTTACGCAAAATTTAAAGACATTATCTTGGTTCAAATTCTGCAAGGTCAAAACCATCTAAGGAGTCTTCATTAGACTCAAAATTCTTAGGAGGTAAATTGTTTTTTCTTTGATTGATAAGTTCAGACTGCTCTGTACTTTGTTGACTAATTCTGTCGCTTTTAGCTTTTTCTTTAGCGTTTTCTCTCATACCTAATTGCTCTTGCGTCATACCTTGAAGCTGCATACTGTATTGAAACTCTTTTTGCATTAACTGAGCTTTTAATTCTGCTTCAGCTGCTTGTTTTTGAATTTCAAATTGTATATCTGCTTCTCTATATTTAATCTTAGCCTCCATTTCCATTTGAACTTTTTGAGCATCCATTTGAGCTTTCATTTGTTGAGACTGAAGTTGTTGCTGATTTATCATAGCCTGCTTCTTCATGTCTCTTTGCTCATCCTGCTCTTGCTTAGCTTTACGCTTTACTTTAAGTAACTGGTTTGCAAGTTTAAGATTTTTAATTTCACGTATATCAATAGCATCCTCCAGATTAATATCATTTTTTGATAATGCCATTTGAATATTCTGCTCAAGCATAGCCTTTTGTTCTTCGTCTGGAGACAACTCAATAAAGACTCCAAAGTCATATATATATAAATCAGATATTTCTCCAAGTATACCAACATTGTATTTTCCTATTTTATTTATAAAGTCTTCTTTAAAATCTGCATATTCTAAAATATCCGCTACCCTGTAAGTCAGCGCTTCAGCTAACGTTCTATATATGTAAAGACTTCCATCTAATATATGACGAGTAGCGGTATTAGAACTTAATGCTGCTAACTTTTGAACACCTACTAAAGCATCGGAGTTAGCAATTGTACCGTCTCTCGCCTCATTTAAGCCTGTTACAGCACGTATCATGTCTAAGTAATGATTTAGATTAGCAATCAACATTTGTGTCTTAGACGCTCCTGAATTGCTTGTGAGCTGCTGTATTGGAATTTTACCTTGATTATAATCTCCTTCTTGCGTATAACTTCTACCTATTACAGAACCTGTTTGGAAATAAAGTCTTAATGCATCTTCAGGATTATACGCTGCTCCAGTCCCTAAGTCTACTTCATTTAAACCATCTGCATCTATATATACACCATCTGGTACTGTACGAGCAATTACTTGTTGTAATTTTAAATGAGTCATCTGAATTAAATCAGCATACGGAATCATTCTTCTTACTAATGATTCAATTACACCTTTATACATCCTTGGCGCAACTGCTACATAATTAGGTATTGCGTGCTGAGATGACGACTTAGGTCTTACCATATTCTTAGCAAGCTCCCATTTTAAAATTATGTTTGTACCCATAACCATAACACCATCATACCAAACATCAATTGTCTTTTCTACTTTTTCAAAATTGTTTTCCTCCATCATTTCATCTGGTGGATTAAAACCTTCATCCTTTTCTATCATACTAATGTTTCCATTATCTTTTACCTTTTTCTTATAAACCATCTTTTTAGTGGTTTTATAATTAAAGTACATCAACGTACAAGTATCACGATAGAATATATCGTTTTCGTAAAACTGTGCTGTATTAAAGTAATCATACCAACTCTGACTGTATTTAGAAATTGTATCTAAATCATCATTTGTAAGAGTAGGGTCAATTTTCATTAACTCTGCAATTGGTACTGTTTTAATTTCACCCCAATAAAAACAATCTTTAAAGTGAGGGTCTTCTGTATAACTATAAACTACATTAGCAGGGTCTACATAAGAAACATTTACACCTGAACCAGGTAAGAACTCATGTTTAGCAACACCCATCCCAGTTACCATCATGTCGTAATCCAAACGTTTACGTATATCGTCATAATGATTCTCAGCAAACATTGTGTCAATCGCCTCTTCTTCAGCAATCTCTATAGCAGGCTTATAATTTAAATTCATATACAACGACAACTCTTCATCACTCGCTGGTAAATCATCTGGATTCATTGTAAATGGATTGAAGCCAGTTCCATCTTGAATAATAGTTAAAGCTTCTTTTGCATCCATTTGCCCTTGTATCATATTTTGAAACTTACTTCTTTTTTCTTGTGAAATTGCATCTTGTGCGTAGGCTTTTACCTTAAACAATCTATCAGACATTCCATTTACAACAATGTCTACAAACTTTGGAATAATAGGAACTGGAGTCCAGTCTAAATTTAAATAAGATAAATCACCGTCAACGGCTAATTCATTTTTATATTTTGCTATGGATTGTTCACCTCTTGCATATAGGCGTAATCTGTTAAAGTCCCTCCACTGACTATAGTATCTACATCCGTTAGAATCTTTACGAAACCATTCATATTGAATAGCCTGTCCTATTTGTAATCCAAACTCATCAGTTGCTTTCTCAGCATCAGATACGAATTGACTAGGGAATCCTACAGATGAAATGTTTATGTTTACCTCTTTCATCTAATTAATTCACTTAATGTTCCTTTATTATTATATGTTGCAAAGTTAAGACTTATTTTTGATTCTTTTTTCTGGGGCAAGTACACATTCTTTTGATTTGCCATAATAGCTAAACCTGAACTTATACTTGCATCAAACTTTGTTCTTGCACTAATATCAAACCTAGCCCAGTCTTCTAGAGTTCTAGTAAAATAAACATTACCCATCTCATCTCCAGCACGATGAACTCCTTCTAAATCTATACCTACATGCTTTTCAATATAAGACTCTATGGCAGCAGCGTGTGATTGTTTTACATCCTCCGAAGTATTTGGTATACCTCCAAGTTCTTTTTCTGTTTTAGAAAGTTTATTGTAATGCTTATCAGGTCTATTCATACTAAACCCTCTATAACCTCTGTTTTTAAAATGATACAAAAGCCTTGGTTTATTATTCTCTACAAGAATTGGCATACCATAAAAAACACAAGCCATCAATACTTCTTCAAAAAATATCTCCGCTGTTTGTGGCCTTGCTACATATTCTAAGAAAAACTCATTACTTGGAGCTTCATCCATATTATATTTAGTTAAACCGTGTAATGCTCCATTAGAACCTCCACCTCCAACTGTTCCAGATATATCATAAGAGTCACAACCAAACGCTCCTATATGTTCATTGGCTGGAAAAAATATTCCATGCTTTTGAATTTTTCTATTATTAATACCTTTTTTAGGTGTCCAAGAAACTTTAAATCTACCCCTTGAGTCAGGAGTCCATATAACCTCTGAATCTTTTACACCATCCTTCCAATAGAATCTACCTCTAGTTACATGATGCTCCATAATAAGTGAATCATTGTAATCTATCTGCTGGTAAATTTTAGTAAGGTTAAATAAAGAAGATTTACTTTCATCTCTAAATGCGTGTGATTCTGTTCTAGGAAACTGTCTGTAAAATTCATTCAAAGCATCAGCGTCTTTCCTTAACGAATCTACTTCTGCTTCCCAGTAATCGATTGCTCCATTTGTAATCCATTCACCATCCACACCTTTTATTTTTTTATCTGGAGCTCTAAACACTGGCATACCAAACCTATCTATAAATCCTTCCATGTTCCATTCCATTGGAATAAAAAGTGAATACAGTCCAGATTTAGTTTGACCATTTGCATTACGAGTCTTCAAATCTGAATCCTCAAATAATTTTTTAAAATTCTCACCACCTTTACTTAGAGCATTTGAAGTAGACCCCATCATACACTTACCGATTATCTTACTACCCAATCTTAAACAAGTCTTTGTTACACGCCAGTTGTTCTGAATATTGTTTGGTTTAAGCCACTTACCTGATTCATCGTGTACTAAAAGTAAAAGCTTTTCACCATCATAAGAGTTGTCGTCTGTATTCTTCCAGTCAATTGTAGTGTCAAGACCTGTTAATTCTTCATCCATTACCTCATGCATATTTTTTTTTGTAATCTTAGAGGCTGGAACTCTGAAGGCTAGCTCTGTTTTAGGTTTATCCATACCATCTTGTATAGGTTTAAAAAAGAAAGGGAGTCTGTTAGCAATAGGAACAACTTTGTCGGTAAACATTTTTTTAGCATCCGAACCAGTCTTAGAAAGTATACCAACTCTTGAATCTCTAGCTAGCGTTCCTGTGTTTACACATTCTGATGACCCCATAAAAGAAAACCCTGAACGTCTTATTTTAAGATAGTCCATTCCAAAACACCTTTTGTCTGCCTTACAAGCCTCCCAGTATAAAAAGAATATTCTATTAGCTTCTCTAAAATCTGGATACCCTACATCAATACTTGTCCACTGCAGATACATATAATGAGAGCCTGTCATATATGTTGCTTTACCATTGTTGTAAAACCAAAACCCCAACTCTCTTCTATCAAACTCAGACTCTATATAATCAACCCATTTGTTTTTAAATAATGAAGGCCTGTCGTTCCACTGAAATATAGAATTGATTCTTGATAAATCTCTAGGTAGCTCTTGTCTTTCCCAGTACTGCTCTTCTTTTTTATTAGAACGTTTAAACAACTCCTTTGGTTCTTGAGGGAGTGCTATAGCCAGACCGTTTATATTTATTATCTGACCTATTGTTCCATTTTTTGATATAACAACAACATCATACTTTTCACTATACCCATACAACCACGTCTTCGCTCTATTCTTTTTTGTTAGAACAGACCTTGGAATGTAATCTTTAATTACGTGATATAATTTATTTTGACCTTCGTTCTGCAAACCCTTGTTTTGTATTTGTTTTATCTACCTGTCCTCCAGAGTTAATTACTTCCTCCTCAACATCTATTTTATTTAATATCTCAAACGCATCAAATATAGCAAGCTTTTTAGTTGCTGCTGCGTTCTTTAATCTATCTGCCGCCAACTCATCATCAGGGTCAGGTTTAATAATGTCTTCTTTTGCAACTTTAATTAATTGCTCTACAGCTCTACGACCTGCGTGTATAATTTCTTTTTTTAACTCTTCTGAGTTCATAACTTGATTGTTATTTGATGGTCATACATTCTATATAATTTTTCATCATCAACTGTAAACTCATATTCACTCTCAGGTTTAAAAGATATCCTATCTCCAGGATTTACACCTTGAGAAGATAAATATTTGTTTGCATATTTCATAATACCAATTAATGGTTCTTCTTTTCCTAGCTTCATTATAAATGATTCTTCTACAGGCACAGGTTTTACAAAACAATATCTATCGTGACAAACCCAACGGTCATTATGTTTGTACATAAAAAACTGGTCTTGTTCTATAAAAAACAAATTGTCTTTAAAAAAACTCTTACCGCTTTTCTGCCTACCCTTCATATCATTGTAAAACTTAAAAACATTGTGATGTACTAAAAGTAAATCTCCTACCTCTATTTCTCCATCATATCCAAGAGGTGTGGCCACAACCACGCCTTGTCTGTTAGAAGCTTTATGGTTTTCTTCAGAAGTGCTTGTAATAAAATCCATACCATCAATATTTTTAGTGTTGGTATATCTTTTATCATCAAGTGGTTTAACGATAAAATAAAAAGGTGACCTCATTAAAAGTTTATATTATATTCAATTGATACTGGCATATTAGAGTTGAACTCTTTCCAAAGAAGTATTTCTCCTTCTCTTTTTATCCAAATTTTTACACTGTCACTTCGCTCTACATATTGTATTAAATGAATGTAATACTTTCCTCCTAACACATCTTGCCCTACAATATAGTGCATAGCATCCGATTTATAGTTAGGCCCTATAGAGATTTTACGAATATCCATTAGATTAAATTTAATTAATACAAAGATATAAATAATTTACCTGCCTTGACCTCTATATTTTTTTTGGTAATACTTAGAAGATTTTAGTTTAGATGTTTTAGTTTTAGCGTGTACTCCTGGTCTACGAGTCTTTGGTTTTTCGTAGCGCAGACCGGAAATTGATTGTGCCATTTAATTAGATTTATTATTTAATTTTTCAAACGTTCTCATACCACCCAGCCCTAGCATACCTACAAGAACAGTTATTAAGTGTTCCATCTGTAGGGCAGGAGGAGCTGTTTCAGCGCCTACATACCAAACAAGTAAGTCTCTTATGATAAAGTTATAAGCAAGAGCTATACCACATATCCATCCTATGAAAGGACGCCATCCAGCCACAAAGATTGTCCTGTGTTGCGCCTCCATTTTATTTATAGCAGTTTGCATTTCAATAAGTTTTTGAGGGTCTATCTCCTTACCTTTAATAAGCTCTCTTATTTCTAGGCCTAGACCATCTACACCTGAGTCACTAAATCCTAATAATTTTTTTAATAGTTTAAGCATAAGTCCAAATTACGTTTTGTGTTTTAATTGGGTCAGCATCTACATGTATAAATGTTTTTGCTATTCCAATGCGATTGAATCCAACCTCAAGTAATGCTGATAATATTGCATATCTGTTCGCAGAGGATGATACATGTATGTCGGCAGCGAATCCTCTAAGATGCGACGAGTCCTCTTTCCCTCCCACTTTTGCATTATGTTTTGGAGTTCTGAAGCCGGAATTAATTTTGAATGGTGTCCCTGCAATTGTACGTGCATTGTCGAGCAGGCGGAGAAAATGCTCATCCATATTATTCCCACTGTCAGGAAAATCAGGCGAGTCAAATTCTTCATAATTAAAATGTTTCACTTTTTTTGTAAGAGTTGATATATCTTGATAATCGTATATACTATAGTTGCTAGTAAAAGTAGGCTTTGTAAAGCCTCATTAATTTCAGCTACACTTATTACTAAAACTGTTATACCAAGTACTGTAGGTTCAAAATCGAAGTTCATAATTTTTAATTTTCTTTAAAGGCCATGTAGATGTAATCATTACCATTTCCATTAACTTGACCTAATCCAGGACCACTACCAATTAACTTAAAACCTGTAGATATAAATTCTACATTTGTTCCTGATTCAGTTGCTTCTGCTGCAGAACTATTAGGTTTTAAATTTTTGCTTCCACCACGAACACTATCTAATATAACCCAATTATCAGCTGCATCTGTTACTTTTATTAATACAAAGTCTGGTTGGAATCCTGTTGTTATGGTTTTAGTTGTCGTACCATCACCTGTATAACTTCCAATCTTGCTAAATCCTGATACTGAATTAAAACAGTAGGCAATCATTCCTACATTACCTCCAGAAGTTGCGCCTACGTTTAAACCTATTGTTGTGCTCGTCATACCAGTTCCCCAAACTGAAGAACCTGCTGTTGCTTCTGCATCAGAAGTATTAAGTCGAAGATAGCTTCTTGTTAAATTTGTTTGATTTTCGTGCCAAACAAGCCATCCTACAGCAGCAGTTGTGGGTTTTATTATAACTAAATTAGGTGTTGAACTTAATCCGTGACCTACAGAATAATCTCCTGAAGATGGTGCAGTCCATTTAATAATAGATAAACCTGCATTAGCATTTGCGCTAACTATAGATTGTGTTGTTCCGTCTGTGTTAATTGTAGGAATTGAATTTGCTTTCCAGTTCCAAGTAACAAAACCTGAACCAGATTGATTTACAGAAGGGTCACTACCTATAGTAAACCCATCAGTGTCGAAAGAAGTAAACCTATTTGTATCAGGCCCACCTTGTGCTGCAGTTAAATTACTATGTATTCTAAATGCTGCTCCTCTCACTGAATCCATATTATAATGATTATCAACAAACGTCGTTTGCTTCATCCAAACATAATTAGGGCTAAAACCTAATCCTGTTATAGATTGAGTTGAACCAGTACCAGTATATAATTTATTTGCAAAACTATCCGCTAAAGTTGGCGCAGCACTTGGGTCTGAAGCAAAGGCCATATAGATGTATACAGACCCATTATTATTTACAGCTCCCCAAGTTGCAGCTATTTGAAATCCGTTTGTTAAAAAGTTTACTAGCGGATTTACTGCTCCCGATGCACTTCCATTTTCAACTGCACTTGAGTTAGGCATTAAATAGTTGTACCTACTATTGGTTGTGTTTCTTTTATTATCCACCACAATCCAGTCATCTATAGAGTCGGTTCTTTTTATCATTACATAAGCAGGTTCAAATCCTGTTTCTATAATATTACTTGTTGAACCATTACCCGTGTATGAACCAATAGATGAATATCCTGCTACTGATTTAAAAGCATAAGCAACATAAGTTGCATTATTAACTAATATTCCGTTTCCAAGACTAATGAGTGTAGATGAAGGTGCGGTGCTATTCCAAAAACCTGAAAGATTCTGTTGTGCTGCATCTGTGTTTAATCTTATAGCATAATCTGTAGTGTTGGTTAAATCTTTATGCCATACAAACCAACTATCTGAAAAACTTGTTGTTTTGACAATATACATATCAGGCACTTCACCTAATCCGTGTGTAAAATTACCTGCTGCTGAAGCAGAACCAGTAAAAGTGGAAATACTAAAGCCTGCTTTAGTATTAACTTGATTTGTAACACTTGTAGTATTTGTTCCAGAACCTGCTGTTGTCGTTCCTCCGTTTGCTTTCCAACACCAAGCTACAAATGTGTCTCCGTTGGAATTTACATTACCCCAGTTAGGTAAACTAAATCCGTCAGCATCAAATGATGTAACTCCTAAAGTAGTTTGTTCTGCTGCAGTAGTATTTGTTGCTAAACTTTTATTTACACCTCTTGTACTATCTGAAACAACGTGATTATCGGCAAAATTTCTTGGCTTTATCCATACAAAGTCAGGCTTAAATCCAACGCCTGTAATTGACTGAGTACTACCATTACCTGTATATAAAACCACATTAAAGTTCTCGCTAGGTATTGGCGGTAGGTCTT